AAAAGTCAAGCAATTTATTTGCTATTTGCTGACTTTAATGCTTCTATTTGGGCGATGGCTTCCCTGTATTTCCCGTGGTTTTCAATGTCGGTGGAGAGTACGGTAGCAAGGTCAACGGGGGCAACGAGGTGGTCAGTGTCTTGGGGATTTGTGGTGTCACCGGTGGCAGAGGCGTTGAACAGCCTGACAAACCCATAAGTGACACGACAGCTATCAGAGCCAGTTGTGTAGAGATTCTTGACTTGTTTTTCATAATGTGCATTTTTAGCTTGCTCCTGTCTGATTCTTTGGAAATACTCAGCCGCAGCGTTGTCATATTTAAGCTGACTTTCCGCTAAAGCCTTGCGATATTGATCCTTCTCCCGTGCCATGAGAGCTTCAAAATAGTTCTTTTCGTACTTTGAACCTGCGTACCAGCCACCGCCAAAAGACAAAGCAGTAGCTACGGCAATAATGATTAAACTATTAAATCCACTAAATAACCAACCCATTTTATCCTCCGATACAGCGAACGTACTCTTCTTGTCGTCGTTTAACTAGACCCGGGTATTTAACACCACCGGCAGTAGTCCACTTTAGAAGCTCTTTACAAGCACCTGCATAGTCGCCTGAGTTAAGCTTCTTATTAAGGGTTGAGCGACAAAAAGCACCAACCCCAACATTATAGGTAAAACTAGCATAAGCATCAAACTCTCCTTGAGTGACTGGTACGTTGATACATTTAGCCATTCCTCTAGCGTGTTCTGCAGCACTTTCTTGAAGCTGAATCAATGCTCTCTCAGGAGTAATTCTGTCTCCCATCTTTACGTTCTTAGTTTGTCCGTATCCGATGGTTGGTATTCCTGTTACATCCTTATAAGCATCAGCTCTAAAACCTTCGTAGAATGCTATGCTTGTAATTGCTGCAGTTGTAACGACTAAGGTAGTTGCTAAGCGTCTATTGTTCTCATTCATATATCTTGCTGAGCAATGACTCGTGCAGTACCAGCAGCTACTAGAACAACAAAGAAGATAGCATTGAATGTATCTCTAGGAAAACTATCCCAATAAGACGGCAGAATAACAGATACAGCGTTTAAAACAATAGCTAAGAATATAAACTTTAATGACCAAGACTTACGGAGAATCTCTCTCCAGTTATGATAGAGCTTCACTTCTTCTTTTTAGCTACGCCTGCCTGAGACAATGCAATAGCTACAGCTTGTTTACGTGATTTAACTACAGGACCGCCTTTGCCGCTGTGTAAGGTCTTATCCTTGTACTCACCCATTACTTTACCAACTTTAGCTGTTTGTTTCTTAGTTGCCATTATGCTTTCTCCAATAGTACTGTACAAATAATGCTAAATGCAGATCCTGCTTCAGGTGTCATCTTAATCTGATCACGTTCTTGTAACACTACTCCAGAACCATAGCCTGTAAACTGGAAGTATTCTTTAGAAGCAAACGTACGAGCGTCTAAAACAGCAATGTCTACACCTGATACTGTCTCTTGCCACTCAACTGTTAAAGCTTTAGTGTTACCGCCACCATTGTGTATATACATTAAGTTCCAAGTAGCTTGATAGCCTTCAGGGACTGTATATACAACTGTCTCAACACCTGCTGTTAAGTTCTTACCGATTGAAATTAGTTTCATAGGTGTTTAATAAGCCAATCTTTAAATAGTGTTAAGAACACGACCACGCCTGAAGTCAGGAAAGCAATACCGCCTAAGAAGCCTTTGTAACGAGTCATCTCGTCTTTGATTTCATGCATTAGCTTTAGTAATTCTTTGTGGTTGTCTTCAAGGGTTTCAACCTTGTTTTCAATCACTGCTAGTCGTTCAATGTGATCTGCCATGATTATGCCGTGTACGTTCCGGATGAGTTAAATTTAATAATTGTGTTAGAGCCACTGGTTGTAATCGCAGGCGATCCTGTGACAGCACCTGAGTAGTTGGCTGTCGGAACAGAGAGAATAATAACTCCAGATCCGCCTGAACCACCGTAGTAGATATTACCGTTACCTGATGATCCACCACCGCCTCCACCACCGGTATTGGCTGTGCCGCTTCCAGCAGGAGAAGTCTGTCCTCCTCCACCTCCACCACCTACGCCGCCTCCAGCAGCAACGCCACCTGATGCTCCGTAAGCAGATCCTCCTCCGCCTCCAGCGTATGCAACTGAGCTTCCTGTAATAGAGGAGTATGCTCCTGCTCCACCAGCACCGGCATAGATTCCTCCGCTGGTGTTACCACCTGCAGCACCTTTACCTCCGCCTCCGGCATTCGGATACGGAGAATTTCCTGATGTTGCAGCAGCACTACCACCATTATTACCTTGACCGGAAGTTCCAGCAGCGCCTGCTCCAGCAAATGCACCTGCACCACCTCCGGAACCGCCAGCATTTCCGCCACCGTTGTTACCACCACCGCCACCACCAACTGCGGTAGTTATGCCAGTAAACGATGAATTACTACCGTTATTTCCTGCGTTACCTGCACCGCCGTTAGCACCACCCCCACCTACGGTGGCTGTATAGACAGTTCCGGGTGTGAATGTAGACGTGCCAGTTAACATACCACCTGCACCGCCTCCAGCACCACCAGCGTTATATCCACCTAATGGAGTTCCGCCTGCGCCACCTCCAGCAACTACTAAGTATGAAGCTGTATATGTATTAGCAGTTACGGTTGCTGTTGAGTTAGAATCTGCAGCAGTACTTCCAACACCATTCGTAGTTGTTACTACGCATTTAATTGTGTAACCAATATCGGCTGTTACGCAAGTATATGTGTTAGCGTTAGTCCCAATATTTGTTGTTCCGTTACGCTTCCACTGATAAGAATAACTTGTTGGAGACAGTGTCCAAGTACCTGTAGATACGGTTAATACTTGCGTATCTCTAGCGTTACCTGTGATTGCAGGTGCTACAGTGTTAGCCGGGAAAAATACTGCTGCTGTTGTACGTGTTGTGTTATTCACTTTAACACCAGTAGAGCCAATAACTTCTGTACCGGGCTGCAGTGTCAACACGTTAGCAGTATCCGTCATACCGGGAGACAAGTATGTCGTTACCTCTGACGCAGGAATCGTTGTAGAATCAGGAAAAGTAACTCCTGAACTACCTCCAATGGTGGTTGGCATTTACTTCCTTAAACAGGATTAGCCAAGATTACCCATTGCTGAGCATTTTCATCCCAGTAGTACATATTGCCATCAACAGGCATTGGAACAGGAGCTTCCCAAGTCCATGTAGATGTATTCAAGACCCAGCTATAGAATGGCTTTGGTGGAATAAATACATCGTTAAATGAATCGTATGTGTAACCGATACCTGCATAGTTACCACGTAAGGCTACACCGCCATCAGGCTGTCCGTCTTGACCGTAGTGGACATTTCCACGAGTGTTATAAGATGTTTGAATCCAAGAGCCGGGAGAAGTATCGACATTGTTCTCAAAGAACTCAGCGTCTGCTACGATTACTTTATCTACAACTCCGTTGACTACTTTAGCGTAATGTGCCATAAATTAGTTTCCTTCTGGTGAAATAGGGGTGTTGCCTTCAGCGAGCCATGCAAGGTAGGCTTGCCAATCTGTGTTTTCTGGGTTATTTGGTATCCAAGCGTTGTCTGGTAAACGCAAAATATATTGTGTTGAAACTTCGCTAGTGAAGCCGTTAATAATTTGTTGATAGTTATATTCCATTTATAACTCCGCTGACGCTGAAAAAGAATAACTAACAAGATTATAAGTGTTTGTTCCGCTTTGTTGAATACTAAATAAACTAATGCTTGAGGTTGTTAAGCTTGCAGTTGCCACAGCAGACCCCGGATACCAAACAGCAGACCCTGATGTTCCTGTTAAGTTGTTTCCTGAATATATTGTTACAGTTGGGCTAGTTCTTTTTAACACTTTAAAATAACATGAACCGGTATAACTATTTCCAAAACCACCATTTGCTGCAGTTGCAAAAGCACCGCCAGATTCGTATTCATAATACCTTTGACACATAGCCAACTGAGTTGTGTAATCAACATACTCAAATCCAGTAGCAGACTCTCCTACTTCTAGTTGTACGCCTGTTATGTAGAATGTTGCGCCAGATGTGCCTACTATAGATGTTGCGCCTGTTGCTGATACATAACCAGTAGACGACCATGAGCTTGCTGTGCCGCTGTTTGTAGAACCAACGCCTAACCCAAAATTAATTGACAGACCAATACCGTTAGTCGCTAACCAAGTACCGGCAGTGTCTCCGGGAATGGTAATTGTTTCGTATTCCCAAGTGTTTGCTGAAGTAATGGTATAAGTAAATGGATAACTTCTAGTTCCGCCGTTATTAAAAACAGCTCCGCCAAAAGTTCCAGTTAATGAAGAACGAACCCAGAACGACAGAGTCACTGTTTTAGCATTAGCTGTTCCCCATCCTAAATCAGCTACATTTAGTCCTTCAATTCGTTGTCCAACACTAAAGTAATCTCCAGCACCAACAGAGTAAGCAGAAGATGAGGTCACACCAAGGTAATTTGTAAATCCTGTTGGCGGTGTTACTGAGCCAGCATTTTGCTGTACTGTGAATTTAGATGATGCAGAATAAGTAAGATACCATCTATCTAATGAATATGTTGTTGAAGGCGCAGCGGTAACACTAGCCCCAGCATTACGCTGGTCAATACGCATATCACCGTTAATAATACGGTTTTTAAAGCGTGTAGCATTACCAGCGCCTAGCGAGGTATTAGCTACGCTAGTGTTTATCTTATCTGAATCAATTTGACCGTATGCCATTTAAGCCTCTGGTGGAAGTGGTGTGTTACCTTGAGCAACCCATTCTAGGTATGCTTGGTAGTCTGTGTTGTCTGAATTAGCAGGGATATATAACTGTTCCGGTAGTTTAATAATGATCTCAGGATTTACAGAACCGTTTGGGTTTCTTACTTGTTGATAAGTTGTTTCCATCATAACTCCGCACTCATAGATGCACTAAATACATACCCGGGAGCTGAATCAGCATTATTAGGTAGTAGTTGAAACTGAGTAGTACTTGCACCGGCAACAGAAATAGCACCTACGTTGTCTGTTCTTGCATCATTACCATAATATATTGATATTTTTGAAGCATTACCTACCGCATCGTTAAATGTAACACTAGGTGCAGTTCTCATAGCTGCCGGTAATCTAATGTTAATACGAGTATATCCACTTGGTGTTTTAACTCCGTAAAACTGCTCTAATGCCTGATAATACCTTTGACACATTCTCAACTGATCGCCATAGTCACGGTATTCAAAGCTAGTGGCTTGTGAGCCTACTTCTAATTGGACACCAGTAATGTAAAAGGTAGCACCATTTGTGCCTACTGCATTTGTTTGACCTGTTACACCTAAATAAGCGGTTGCACCCCAAGAACCAGCAGAGCCTAAATAGGTAGATCCTGTACCAAGCGACCACCTAATCATAATTCCAGTAGATGTAGTTTTTTCCCAAGTTCCTGTGGTGTCCCCAGCAATAATTATTGTTTTTTGTTCCCAAGTATTGGCAGCAGAAATTGTATAACTATACGGATAGAAACGATTATTTGCACTATTTTGCAAATTTCCACCAAATGTACCGGTTAATGAACTACGCACCCAAAATGATAAAGTAATTGTTTTAGCATTAGCTGTTCCCCAGTGTAAATCAGCTACATTAAAACCTTCAATTCGTTGTTGTAATAAAAAATAATCGCCAGAACCTATGGAATATGCGGATTGTGATGTAGCGCCTAAATAATTATTAAAACCATTTGGAGGCGTAACAGAACCAGCGTTTTGCTGATATGCAAATTTACTAGCTACGCTATTTTCTACAGCAAATCTATCAACAAGATATTGCGGATTTACACTAGGAATAACACTAGCCCCAGCATTACGCTGGTCGATTCTCATATCACCGTTAATAATACGGTTCTTGAATCGAGTTGTGTCCCCAGCGCCTAAAGAATAACCTGTAGGTAAGACAGAAATATTACCAGTAGTAGACGGTAAAGTAACTGTACTAGAACCAGCAACGGCAGGTACGTTTAAAGTAACTGAACCGCTGGTATCTCCGTTAAGAATTAAACCACTCATAGAACCACCAATCTGCTATTAGCTGGGACAGTAATTGTTGTACCTGCGGCTACCGAGAACGGACCGACTGTTACAGCATTCTGACCGCTAGGAATTGAATAACTTGTTGTGTTTGTTGCTGTAGTTAATAATAAACCATTTGTAGCTGCCACTGCAGGAGATTGTAAAGTTCCTGTAGATGGATTGTAAAGATATTTAGCATTACTGGTATAGATCGTAGTAGGTACACCAGAAGTAGCTGCAGCAAAGATTGGGTATAAGTTACTTGCAGTGCTTGTGTCGTTAGACAGTGTAGCGCCTGCAACAACAGTACCCCAAGATGAGGTTGTACCGTCT